GCTCAATGCGTTGCACTTCTGAAGGCAGCCTTCAGAAGTGCAACGCATTGAGCCAGTGAATATTCCTAGCAGTTTAATGCAGCTTTCGCAATCCTTGTCGGAAGACATTACTAAAATATCAGGTGTTAATGAAGAGCTTTTGGGAGCAGCGACAGACGATAAGTCAGGAATATTGTCTATGTTGCGGCAGGGTGCCGGACTTACTACTTTACAAACCATTTTTGATAAATTGGACTACAGTCAAAGATTATTTGGAAAAATCAGATTACAAGCTATACGTAAGAACTTTTCTAAAGGTAAAGTGCGCAATATTCTTGGTCATGAAGCGGATCCAAGATTCTGGTCAAGCCATTCCCAAAAATACGGCATCGCTGTCGAAGAGGGTAATTATAGTGCTACCCAGCGGCAATCCGAGCTTCAACAGCTTCTTAATTTTAAAGAGTTGGGATTATCTATTGCAGATAAATCGATTTTGCGCGCAGCGATTATTACGAATAAGCGACAAGTTATCCAGGATATGGAAGAGCAGCAGCAAGCGCAGGCTCAAGCGCAGCAACAGCAAATCCAGATGCAAGCTCAGATAGATCAAGTCAAAGCCCAAGAGTCCATGAGTAAGTCAGCTCTTAATATGGCAAAGATTCAGGAATCACAGGCTAAGATTGAAGATCTTTATTCAAATGCTGAACATAAGAAAACTCAGTCAGATCTAGATTTAGTTGAAATGATGATGAAATTAGAAGATATGCAATTTTCACAGTTTGAACGTGCATTTCAATTTGCGCAAGCTGTAAAATTAGCTAATAAAGAGCAATCACAAAATGCGGTCACTGCCGCTTAGGAGAAAATATGAGCGAACATAAGCTTATGAAATCACACCCTCACCACAGAGGCGGAGGTATGCCCGAATTTAGAGGTGAGCACAAAGAGCGTAAAGTTGAAGATGTAATGTGCGCAGATGTAAAGTATAACCCATCGGAATTCAATCAAGCTGGTGAGTACAAAAAATCTGTAGACGCTGCAAATAGCTATATCCGTAAGCATAAAGCGCAGCATTAAAGCCCCGGGGTTCCCTATCATCCCCTTCAACTAAAATAGGTCTACAATTGAGGTCATATGAAAAAGATGAAAGGCGAATCGCCAAATGCTATGGCTAACAAAGGGCCAAATGAACGCTGGGAAATGAATGCTAATTTAACCCCTAAAGGCAACAACGAGACTTGGGGAGCATTTCAGCCTAGACCTCCATCGGAACGCCCTTGTATGCACGCTAAAACCAATGAGTGTGATCATTGACAGCACCTGTAGCAGCCAGCGAACTATCTAAAAAAGCGTTTGCTGATAATACAAAGTATGATCCTCAGGAAATAGGCTATGCTCAGCTTGATGATATTGATCGCGGGCTACGCGATTGTATTGAACTCCATCGCCCTATTTTTGATATGGATGAATTCTGCGTTTGCTATGTCCTCGCAGGGGATCCGCTTATTAAAAATCTTACTAGGCGTAAATTTCATGCTTTTCCTTGGCTTCCTCAGCCTCGCCCTGACCAAGGGGTATTTCTTTATAACAAAGGCTTAGATCGAATTACGAAACGTCTATGGATCATGCCTAGAGCTGAAGTCATGGCCGAACTAGCCACTTCATTTGTCACAGACGAGATTTCAAAAAGACAACAAGCTTGGTGTGCTGCTTTCTATGCAGGCACTTTCTGGGAATATATCCGTTGGGAGCACGGTATTGACATGCTATCTGAGCAAGAACTTCTCTCAAAGCATAGAGCGGAATTGATCCAAGCAGGCTGTAAGCCTTGTTCTACCAGCGTCCGTGAGGGATTCGATTTTAGTAAGATCGGCATCAAGAACCTCATAGAGGCGTAATATCCCATTTTGCGCTAGTATTTTTTCTATACTTTTCGGTAAATTCAAAATTGAAATTGGTCCATCGCAAGCCATTAAGGAGCAGACTTTTTGATACCTACCAAAGCTCTTAATAAGTTCTTTTTTGATTCGCTCTTTTTTTTCAATTTCTGGATCTATTACATTTTCAATATCATCCATAGGAGCCTCACAGTATGACTACAACTGATGTTACACAAGAAACGCCTGTAGAGCAAGTAAAAACTGATGCACAGCCAGCCCCTGCGCCCGAAGTAGTAGAAGATCCTAATTGGCGTGCAGTTAGGGAGCAGCGTAAGAAAGATAAGGCGGCGCGTGAAGAGGCTGAAAAACGTGCAGCAGAAGCGCAAGCGCAAGCCGAAGCATTAAAAGCAGCGATGGAAGCGGCTTTTGCTAAATCTCCTCCACCAATGTTTCAACAGCCTCAATCCGAATATCACGAAGAAACAGAAGATGATCGCATAGAAAAGAAGGTACAAGCAGCCATTGCAGCACGAGAAGCGGCTGCAGAAAAAGCACGCATAGAAAGGGAAAAGGCCGAACTTCCAGCTCGTTTAAGGCAGGCGTTTCCGGACTACGACAAAGTCATAAATGATGAGAATGGAGCATACCTAGAATATCATCATCCTGAGCTATTGCGCACGATTCTAAGGCAGCCAGAAAACTTTGAAACCTGTGCCGACACATATAAACTTGTAAAGAAGCTTATTCCAGGTTTAGAAACAGCTAAAAAAGAAGAAATAAAGTCACAAGCTAATCTACTAAAGCCCAAATCTATTTCTTCTCCAACGGTTACGCAATCAGGAGAGGCCACCCATCCGCTTAGATTAAGTGAAGAAAAGAAAGCTGCGAACTGGGCTAGAATGCAGGCGCAGCTAAGAAGTTTGGAATAACTTGAAACACTCCGTAGACTATTAAATATTTAATTTGGTAAAGTAAAAATATCTTAAGACTGTGTCACCTCTCGTCAAGGTAGGCTGTATTTGCTTGGTTCGCCACCAGGTAGAATATTAACTACTTTGACGAGGTCAAAATGACATTCTCAACAGGGATTACCAATCTTGGTAATATGGCCCCTGAATTACCTGTACAGGCGGCTGAAGATTTACTTTCAACTCCTATGTTCAATTTGATTCACAGCTACGGCGTGGATCTTCATTATGCACAAAGCTATATTGGCAGAACAACTCGTATGAGTCGTTTTGAACGCCTATCTACTGATGGCGGACAACTTGATGGTTCTGGTATCGATCCAGCGTCAGAAGTTCCAGTTCGTACCGATATTGACGCTACTATGGAAATTTACGCAAAATCTGTTGCGGTTAACGAGCAAGTGATTTTGTGGGAAAATTCTAAAACTTACACCAAATTTACAGCATTACTAGGTCAATGGCTTCGTGAGAAAGAAGATCTACTAATGCGCGATCTATTCTCCAGCTCAGTAAGTTACATTAATGCTACTGGGGATGGTAACGGCGATCAGCCAAGTAATATTAGTTTAAACGATGTTAATAACATCGAAACTATTTTGCTAAACAATGATGCTAGATCAATGCTTACTAACTTAGAAGCCGAAATGAAGTATGCGACTGCTGGGGTTCGCGATGCTTTTATTGCTCTTGCAAGCACAAACTTAACTAATGATTTACAAAGATGCCAAGGCGTGCTTCTAAAATCAGCGTATCCAACACAAGTGGGTTTACGTCCAGAGGAATACTGCTCAATCAGCCGTTTCCGTTTCTTTGTAAGCTCTAAAGCTGCCAAGATCCCTGGAATTTCGATGCTTGGACGCACAGTCTACACGATCCCTATGTATGGTCTTGAAGCTGCTGCAAAAATCGAGCAAAACAACTACACAGCCGTTATCGGATCTAGACCTGCATGGGTAGTATCTAGCGTTGCCCAGAACAGCCAGCTATATGCTAAGTTTGCTATCGCTCGTGCGATCACAAACCAAAACTGGATCTCTGGTTTAAATGTAACAACTATTACAGCTTCATAAGGAGATCTAACAATGGCTTTTACTTTAATTACAGGCGGATCATTTGTATCCGATGGCTTAGCTAAAAAGCTTAATATGCCTTCTATGCCTGATTACATGAAATTTGAAAACGTTAGCGCAATGGGCGCAACGACAGCCGCTTGCGTCGCAGGTGAATGGTATGGTTCTAAATTCGGTACAGGTGCAACTGCTGCTAATGATGGTATCCGATGGAGAAAATCTGGATCGCATGCCATTTTAATAGATACTTTTGCCACTTCAACAGCATCCAATGGCTTTACTTTTGTGACAACAAACCCAAATGTTGAAGCACAAAATGCTGCTGCTATTACTAGCATTACAAACGCGAGCCCTGCAGTAGTTTCTCAGGCTGCACATGGTTATGCCGCCGGGGACATCCTACAGTTTTATGGCACAACAGGAATGCTGCAAATTGCAGGAATGAATTTCCAGATCTCTACAGTTAACGCAAATGATTATACCCTAATCGGTTTAAGAGCTGCTGGTTTCGCTGCTGCTGCAACTGCGGGTTATACTCGTCGTATTTCTAAGTACTTAGCTGTTGATCCTCAGTTCTTGTATGTGACTGAGATCACTAAAGCAACGCAGGCAGTTGTAAGAACTTCGGTAGATCCTACAGCGTACTATGTTGTCGGTATGAAGGTTCATTTTAGCGTACCTTACTCCTTTGGTATGACTCAAAGGAACGGTCTTACAGGCACAATTGTTGCGATGTCCTCAGCAAACTACACGATGACAGTAGATATTGACAGCAGCGCATTTACTACATTTGCGTTTCCTGCTTCTTCAACATCTCCGACATCGCCTCTTTTTGCTACCGTGGCTCCTGCTGGCGCTAAGACATCGATTAACCTCGATACAGGTGCACAGACGGGATATGACTTCCAGTATCAACCATTCCGTACAGGCCAATTTACACCTTATATGATCCTAGGTGGTGGTGGAGCGGCAAACGCTACTGGAACAGCAAACGATATCATCAATTGGATGGCTTACAAGCTGGAGAACTGATGTCAAATCAATATTTGCCCCCTGTGATAGCTATACCCAGTGCCCTAGAGATAACGAATATCACTAGAGCTAGGCAGATGGTGGTCACAGCGGAGGCAAATAGCGATCAGATGAATAGATATATTCCTGGACAAAAGGTGCGGTTAAACGTGCCTTATGTCTTTGGAATGTTTCAAGCAAACGGACTTGTTGGGCAAATTGTAAGCGTCTCAGGAAATGATATGACGCTAGACATAGATAGCACCGGATTCGATCCTTTTATTTTAGCACAAGGACAAGTGGCTAGCTTAGCTCCATCGGGATCCCAAAATCTACAATATAGTAACCAAACTGGCGATGTGGCTTTCCAATCGCTAAACAACCAAGGAAATTGAGTATGCAATTGACTTTAGCAACTGCTTCGGGCGAAATGCACGGCCTTATCAACACACTAACAAATAGCGTCCCTTTCGACGACTTTAAGAACTTTAAGCCAGAGCATAAGAAAGAGCTTGAACGCCAACGCAAGGAAGATGCGCGTATTGTTAAAGCCGAATACTTAAACTCAAGGGGTAGACATGAACGGCTTACTAAACCGTATTGCAAATATGCTGGGGATCCTATCCAAATTTGGCATCTCATTCCTGGTAAAGTTTATGACTTACCTCTTGGATTTATTAACGAAGTTAATGACCAAAACAAAATTATGAAAAAGCGTTCGGGTCTTACGGGAGATAAAACTTTAGACCAAGCGGGTGCAC